TGGTTAAGTGGTGAAGAAGCTGAAAAATACTTCAATATTGAAGTTGTGGAAGCAAAAGAAGTCGCAGCTTGTAGCAGTGATTACTTTGATAAATATCAAAAAACACCAAATAAGATTGTAGCAAAGGCTCCTTCTATTTCAAAGAAGGATAATAACGAACAATTAAAAATACAAAATGCACTAGACCTGTTAGAGCTATAGGTCTATTTTTTGTGCCAAAAAAAGGAGGAAATACGGAATGGATAAACGTGAACAAGAATTAAGCCAAAAAGTTGCTGATTTGAAAGCGAAAGCGGAAGAGTTTAATAACAGCGGTAAATATGAAGATGCAAAAGCGAAAATTGAAGAAGCGAAAAACGCGAAAAATGAATTAGATAACTATCTAGCAATGATGCAAATTCAAGTTTCTGACCCTGTAAATTCACAAGCAAAAGTTTTGCCTCCATCATCAGTTCAAAATGAAGATTCATCGTACAAAGAAGTGTTTATGAAAGCTATCCGTGGTCAAAATTTAAGTCATGAAGAAGCAAGCGTTATGCAGGAATACAAAGCAGCATTATCTGAGAATACAGGTAAAGACGGCGGTTATATTGTTCCAGAAGATATTACGACAACGATTAATCAATTAAAACAAACGGTTGATAACTTAGAGCAATATGTAAATGTGCAACCTGTTTCAACGAATAAGGGAGCTCGCACATTAGAAAAACGTGCAGCATCTACACCTTTCGCTCCATTATCTGAGTATGGAAACCCAAATGCAATGCAAGAAATTGCTTCACCACAATTTGATCGTTTACCGTATGTTATTGAGGATTATGCAGGATTTCTACCTGTACCAAATGATTTATTAAATGATACGGATCAAGCGCTAGAAGCTTATTTACGTCAGTGGATTGCGAAGAAATCTATTGCAACTCGTAATTATTTAATTTTACAAGAAATCAATAAATTAACAAAAGTTGATTTAAAGGATTATAAAGGCATTAAAACAGCATTAAATGTCACATTAGACCCAGCTTTCTCGGCTGTAGCAAACATTATTACAAACCAAGATGGGTTCAATTACTTAGATCAATTAGAAGATAAAGATGGTCGCCCACTTCTTCAACCAGATCCAACAAATCCAACACGTAAGCTATTATCAGGAAAGCCAGTTATTGTTTTATCTAATAAGACAATTGCTACAGATAAAGATGGTAAAGCACCATTTATTGTTGGGGACCTGAAAGAAGCAGTTGTGTTATGGGATAGACAGCAGTTATCGCTTGATATGACAAAAGAGGGTGGAAGTGCTTGGAGAGGCAATACAACAGAATTCCGAGCAATTGAACGTGAAGACGTTACGTTATGGGATACAGAAGCGGTTGTATATGGTCAAATTACAGTTACGGCCAAAGCTTAATGATGTAGGAGGGGTTCTTCTTGGTACTAACATTAGAAGAAGCAAAAAAGTATCTTCGTGTGGATGGGGATGAGGAGGACGATCTCATTACATCTTTCGTAGAAGCAGCTGAAATATATATTAAAAATGCTACAAGTAAAAATGTGGATTTAAAAAGCGAGCTTGCTAAATTAGCAGCTCGTATTTTAATTGCTCATTGGCATGAAAACCGTGAAGCGGTTGGAAAAGCTGAACAATTGGCATTTAGTTTGCAGTCGATATTAGTTCAGTTGCAATATTGTGGTGGTGATTCAAGTGAATCCAGGTAAATTAGATAAACGTCTTACATTTCAAGTGAAAGACGAGGAAGCAAAGAGCCCGGACGGTGATCCAATAGAAGGTTACAAGGATTCCTTTACTGTATGGGGCTCTTTTATTTTTTTAAAGGGAAGAAAATATTTTGAAGCAGCGGCAGCTAATAGCGAAATTCAAGGTGAAACAGAAATCCGATATCGTGCTGATGTGAATGCTGATATGAAGATTAAATATAAGAACGTAATTTATGACATTGTTTCAGTTATTCCAACTGAAAAACACACTTTATCAATCATGTGGAAGCGTGGTGGAATGAATGGCTGATGGTGTTGATTTTTTAGGTTTTGATCGCCTGATATCTGAATTAGAGCAAATGGGTTTACGTGGAGAAAAGATTGAAGATAAAGCCCTTGCAGCTGGTGGTGAGCAAATTCGAAAAGCCATTGCAGAAAGAAGTGAACCGAGGAGTTCAAGTCCTAAGAAACCGTCTAAAAGTGAACCTTGGCGTACAGGCCAACATTTGCTTGATAATATACGAGTTACGAAGGCACGAATGGAAAATGGTGTGAAGACGATCAAGATTGGAATAGACAAAGCGGACCGTTCTCCATATTTCTATGGAAAGTTTTTAGAGTGGGGTACTTCTAAAATGCCAGCACATCCATTTATAGAACCAGGTTTTAACGCTTCTAAAGCGGATGCGGTACGTGCTATGACAGACATCTTAAAGAACGAGATGAGGCTAAATGTATGATAAATTTACGCCCTGAAATCGTGCAAGCTCTTGAAAATAATCAGGAGCTTGTTTCCTTATTAGGTGGAAAACGTGTGTATTATCGTAAAGCCAAAAACGCTGAAGAGTTTCCGCGTATTACGTTTTTTGAACTAGACAATAGACCAGATGGATTTGCGGATAATGATGAAAGTGAAAGTGAAATCACATTCCAAATCGATATTTGGTCAAAAGGGAGTACAACAGCAATCCATCAAAAAGTAAATGAAATCATGAAAGATATTGGTTTCTCACGTTATGCAGTAGCTGATTTGTATGAAAATGATACACAAATTTTTCATTACGCGATGCGATTCGCGAAAGGAGTGGAGTTATAAATGGCTGGAGAAATTATTACAATTAGTTCGACTGTCGGTGTAGATAGTCTTGTTTATGCAAAACTATTAAAAGATGATGCATCAGGTGTTTCATATGCAGATGTAAAGAAGTTAGAAGGGGCAGTGAAGGTTAAAACTTCTAAAAAAGTAGCTTCAGAAATTATGTGGAGTGATAATAAAAAATCAGAGATTGCTGAATCTGACGGAGAAGTGGAAGTTGAAATTGAAGTTCGTGGACTTTCCTTATCAGCGAAAGCAGATATTGAAGGGTATCCAGAAGTTACAGACGGCGTATTAGATGAAAAACGAGAGGGAGAAAAGCCATATTTAGCAATCGGATGGCGTTTCTTAAAGGGCAATGGAAAATATCGATATGTTTGGTTATTAAAAGGGAAGCTTTCACAAGAGGAAGAAGAAGGCGAAACGAAGAAGGATAAGCCTAACTTCCAAACAACAAAACTGAAAGGTTCATTTATTGAACGAGACTTTGATGATAGACCAAAATTTACAGCTGATGCCGATGAGCCTACATTTACAAAAGCCGTTGGTGATAACTGGTTTAAAAAGGTATATGAAAAAATAGCAACACCACCAGCAGGAAAATAAGGGGGAGCAAAAGCTCTCTCTTTTTTATTAACGAGGAGGAAAAGCCATGAAATTAACACTAATAATTAAGGAAGAAAAGAAAACTTTTCATTTACCGGAGTTTATTCCAGCACGTTTAATTCGTCAAGCACCTGAACTTGCTGATATTCCAAATAATCCTGGTCCTGAGGATATGGATAAAATGGTTCAATATGTAGTAAAAGTTTACGGGGAACAATTTACATTAGATCAATATTGGGACGGCGTGGATGCTCGTAAATTTTTATCAACAACTTCAGACGTAATTAATGCAATTATCAATGCAACTGTGGATGCGGCTGGTGGTACACCAGGAACTGGAGAAGAAACAAACCCAAACGCGTAGAGGGAGGAGGGCTAACGTTCAGCGAGTTTATGGACGAGCTCTACCTCTCTTTATTACGTCAGGGGTATAAACACCATCATATCGATAACGAAATGGATATCTGGCATTATTTAAGGTTAAACCAAAAATATCGTGAACAAGATCATTCAAATAATGGTAATCAGAATTCAAATGAGATTGAAGTTCCAGCAGAAAACATTATCTAATAAGGGGGAAGATGATGGCGAATGAAATGAATAATTTAGTCGTTAGGCTGTCCCTTGATAATGTGAAT